ACAACTCATCCTTGATCTCTGCCATGAAACCAACATAGCTGCGATCATAGAACTCGAAGTTACCGGCCATGATCAGGTTGTACTTAGGCAACATCGACAGGTCAACGCGCTTATGAACCAGATCCTCAAGAGTGTACTTCGCCTTCAGCTCTTGCAGTTCGGCAGGCAGTCGCTCACGCGGGATGTAGGTGTTTGGACCGATGTTATACTGGATCTCATTCATCGGGTAGAGTGAGTTCAAGTCGACAGACAGCAACCACTTATGGAAGCCTACAACCGTCGGGTGAACGAACGCACCGTCGAACTCTTTACCAGCCTGACGCTTTGCAGCAAACAACGGCACTTGACCTTTACCGTATAGTTGCTTGGCGATCAGTTGTTCCCAGATCTTGGTCGTACCCAGCGTTTCTTCATAATTCGACAGGCAGTAGTATGCCAGGGTGAAGGTGATATTAAACAGACCGAGCTTGTCGTTCAACGCTTTAACGAGTGCGGTGTCCTTGATGTTATACGAATAGAACTTCTGTGGGTTCTGTTCATACAGCGCACGCAGAGAACCTTCTTCCTCGTAACTCATCTTGTTCATGCCGAGTTCAGCATTACCGATGAAGTCAAGACGGTAGCTTTCACGCGGGACGTAGATATGCTTCTTATACAGTTGCAGGAAGTCGAGGTGTGGGACACCCATGATGTCAGCTTTTAGCTGAGGTTTGCCGAAGTTACCGTTTACTTCACGCAGTTCAATGTGGTTGAACGGCGACAGGTGCGACTTGGTCGTCTCTTCACCCAAGATCTTGTAGCAGCGATTGACGATGTACGGCATGTCAAACGTCTCAGAGTTCCAACCTGAAGTCGCATCGTAGTTGAACTCTTTGAAGTGACGTAGCATCGCCTTCAGCAACGCGACTTCACCATCGCACCGTTGATACTCGACTTTCAGATGACCAACATCTTTGTCTTGCGCATCGTGGACGTACTCTTTGTCACCGATGCAGTAGTAGGTGTCGGTGAAGTTGTCGTAGGTAGTGATACCGTTAATAGGCCACTTGACATCAGCAGGCTCAGGGAAGCCTTCACCGTCAGGTACATTGACCTCGATGTCGAGAATACCCACGCGAATCTGGCTAGGGTCGAACTCAGGCATCTTGCCATCATACAGCTCGATAATGAACTGGTTGGCGTAGTTGCTGTTGCCTTCGATAGTAAAGCCTTCAACATCCTTATAGGAGTTGACGAAGCTCTTGGCATCACGAATCGAATCGAACTGCACACGCTTCAGGTCGTATCCGAAGATCGACGGGACAGTATCACCAGGCGCACTTGCGTCGGCTTTGGTATAGAGCGATGGTTTGTAGAAGTCTACCTTCTTTGCATATGACTTTCCATTCTTGCGATAGCGAAACAGGATATTACTACCCCATGTCTTATAGAACGTGTACAGCGTCTCGGTACTCACGTATAAGCAGCCTTAGTTGGATAAATGGGCGACGATACTACTAAAGGAACGGAGTCGCTGTAAAGGGCTTACAGCGACTCCTAGGACCGATTACTTCAGCAGTGCGGACAGGTCAGGCTCAACGAAGGTCGAAGGCTTCATGATCTTACCTTCACCGAAGTTGTCACGGAAGGTCACGCGCTTGACGCCAGCAACTTCGGTGGTTCTGAAGTTGACGTTCTCACGTTTGCGGACTTCCTCAATCCACTCACACATCGCAGTAGGATTGATGCCTTGAAGTGGTGGGAACTTGCTCCAGTTGCTGACCATCACCGCATCGACCACGTCGTGCATGTTGACTTTATACAACTCTTGAGCAGTGTGCATCAGCAGGTACAGCAAGCTCAGGGTGAATTCGATGTCGTGTAGACCGTTCGCAAACAGGTTGTTGGACGAGATAGTGCTTGCCAGAGACACCATGTAGTCTTGCTGCATGCGAGGATCATTTGAGATGTCTTCACCTAGCAGGTCTTCAACGTTGAAGTCGGCGTTGAACTCTTGACGCATCAGGAAGTACTTGTAGGACAGGGTGACAAAGGTGTCAGCAATGCCATCCAAAGTTTCCTTCAGGTCTTTGTTTGCCAGACCGGCGATAGTTTCCATCACCTCTTCATGCACGTATGCAGTCTGGTTCGCCAGATCTTGCTCGGTGAATGTGTGGGTATTGTTACGAGCTACAGCGTTCCAGTCGATAACGTCTTGGATTTGGGCGTTAAAATCGTTGAAGTTCATAGTTACATTAATTCCTTAAGGGTAGTCATCATTGAGGTAGCGGAGAAGAAAGTTGCGGAAATGCGGTCGAACTCAGCATCAAGTCCATGAGACATCATGTCGTAGTTTTCCATAAAGTAGACGATCAAGTCGGCCATCGACTCAGGGTCTTGCATCAACGCAGGGTCGTACTTATACCGAACGTTGTACATTTCCGAGTATGACAAGTAGTCGGGCACCATCGGGATCGCTCCGAGAGCAAGCCCCTCATATGTACCGATACCGAGAGTTTCCTGTTTATTTGCCGAGAACAACAACTTAGAACGCAACAGGATATTGTAATACTCGGCCTTAGTCAAGGCATGTTCTTGGCATGCAATGAACTTGTATTGAGGTAACATGCGCTCAAGTTGTTTGAAGAGGTTATAGTTCTTCTCTTCACTCAGTCGGTGCGGGAAGCAAACAATATCTTCCTTGACATAAGCTACGTGTTGCGTGGTTTTCGCAAGTTGACCGATATACTCGAACGGAAAGCCCATCTTGTGGATCGAATAGTGTTGACGATCAACTTTAAGCGCGTTGCAAAACATATCGACATGGAACTGGGTTGCAAAAAAGTTCACATCGGCAGCATAGAACATTGCACGCTCAGCATTGTATGACCATGACTTGTCGGTAATCTTGCGACCGAGGAAGTCTTGAGGGTCATAACTACCAGCATGCCACATGCTTGCGATGCTGACTTGCTTGCCTGTCAGGTCGATCATGTAGCGCGCCATCAAGATCACAGGGTTCCATGCATCGGTGAACAACAGCACATCACCATCAGTGACTGTACCATCGTCGAACGCACGCGCCAGAATGATTGCTTGAGATGCTTTGAACTCGTTAGTCTTCGTGAAGTTGAGAAACGCGCCTTCAGTCGCAGTGTCAGAGCCCCTTGCTTCCCCTCTGATGATGTTGACTTTCATCCCGTGGGTCTCTATCAATGCTGGAAGCGTGTGCTTCCAGATCGACGTATAGCGACTCTCAATCGGTTCTAGCTCGATGAGGTGCACCGTACTCATGCGTTATGCCTCACCGTAGTATTCGTTGACGCAACCGTTCTCACCGTCTTCATTCACTTCGATCCTGATGGTACGACCAGGCCACTTTTCAGCAACACGCTCAGCAAGTTCATCCGCCAGCATCTCGCACGACTTGTGGTCGAAGTTCAAGTCACCTTCATCGTACCACTTCAGACATTGACGCTTGATCTGGATGAACTCAAGGTCTCGGTCGTTATGGAACACTTCGATGGTCAACTTGAAGTTGAACATATGACGGTGTGGGGATGCCAGAAAGCTTACATCATCCCAACCACCAGTTGCCAACTTCGGATCAGTTGCGGCAGCCGGATAGCAATGGATACCTTCACGTTGAAAGGTGACGAATACTTCACTGTTATATTTGGTGATCATTAACTTATCCTGCTAAGTCGAAAAGATTGGATTGATTGTTTGCTTCACTAAGGTGACGAATTCGACGACTCTGTACCTTCTTACCGAAGTTACGTTTCCAGTCGTTCCAACTTGCCATGTCATTTACTTCGCGCAAGTGCAGCATAGGGTTCAAACCTTGCTCTTGCACGAACTCCGTTAAACTATACTCGTTAGTTGTAATTTCGTCAACGTGGCGAGCAAAGTTAAGGATCGATGCGCAAATAAAACCGAACGATATCTTCAACCGAAGTTCATTCATTGCGTCATCAGGCTCACCATGCCTGTCCGCAAATGCCTTGTTACTCAGACGGATTGAATCCATAAAGATGATCGGGTCAAGTTGAAATCCGAAGTAAGTTTCGATGTCGCGCATGATCTGTTCAGAGAACCGAGAGAAGGTCACAGGGAACTTACGGTTTCCTTTAAAATCGTAGCTGTAGTAATGCCCCATCGTCACGCCACTTGTGTGCGACGTCGAGTCATACGACACATGAACCCCATCCAGCATGCCTGAACGCTTGAACATCACAGCAGGCAGAAGACGCTTGACGCTTCCCACACCGAGGATGTGAAGGGTGTTCTTGATGTGGTCTGGTGCTTCAAGTTGCGTGAAGCTGAACATGCGTTCGATGTCTTCCAGAGGACCAGTACCAAGACCAGCAGCACCCAACGAGATACCACCAATGTACTGATGCAGATCATCAGGGATCGTCTGAAGCAACACATCCAGCCATTGCTTGTACGTGTCTACGCAGTTGCCTTGAATGATCAGCAGGGGCTTACAGCGCATGCGGTCATTGTCGATGATGAATTCGATCTGCTTGCGGATGTTATCACCCGTGCGCTTGGCATAGTCAGTGAAGTTCGCTGCATCGAAGAAACGGTCATCGGTATCGTTACGACCAGAAGTCTTGCCTGTCAGGACAATCGGGATTTCATCGAAGCTCATGGCAATATCCGACCACTTCGACTGGACATCATAGACGTCAAGCTTCATTTGCTCGGTAATCGACAGACCCTGGGTGATGATCTGAAGGCCACCAGAGTCGGAGTGGATCTTATGCCATTGCTTGTAGAACTCGTTGACTTGCGGGCCGTACTGCTTTTCAGTGTGCGCGTTGAACAGGCAACTGTACGTGTGCCCGAACTTACCTTGCATAGAGCCGATCATGTCGTCAATAGCGAGGTGTGCGGGCGACTCAAGTGCCATCTTTTGCATGATCCGTGTATGACTCAGACCAGAAGCAACGTACTCAAACATTTAAAACCTCACTTGGAGTAGACGATGCTCATGAACTCTTGACGGCATACTGGGTTGTCGCGGAACGAACCACCCAAGTAGGACGTGACAGTGTGGCTGCCATGGTCTTCAACACCGCGCGACTTGACGCAGTAGTGTTCAGCATCAATCACCACAGCAACGTCTTCGGTGTCAAGGATGAATTGAAGCGAGTGCGCAATCTGCAAGGTCAGACGCTCTTGGATCTGAGGACGGCGAGCGAAGTACTCAGCAATACGATTGAGCTTCGACAGACCCAGTACCTTGCCCTTAGGGATGTAGGCGATGTGAGCTACACCATCAATCGTGACCAAGTGATGCTCGCAGCTCGACATGACGGTCACGTCTTTCTCAACGACCATCTGGTTATACGACATCTTGTTGTCGACAGTGGTAGCCTTAGGGAAGTTCTCGGTCTTCAGGCCCCAGAACAGTTCTTTGACGAACATCTTGGCTACGCGTCGTG